CTTAGGTTTAAAAGTAATAAACTTATATTCTTGAACTACTCCACTAGCCCTCGCTTGTTTTAGCGGGCTTAGTGCAGGGTTAAATTGTTGCGGTGCTGTTTGTCCTATTAATTGGTTGTTATACATCTTTAATTCCTCTTCATCGTAGAAAATCTATTTATCCTTAGCATTGTTTTTACATACTCTTCGGGGGGCATCCTGTCTTGGTCTGCTGCTTCTTGCAGTATTCTCATGATTTTTTTACCTCTTGCTGTATCAGAAATACCTGACTGATTTACAAAATTAACTAATCTTAAATGGATAGGGTCTGCTATATTTTCTAAGGCATAAGCAATATACTCTTGCTGGCTTTCAAATCTTTCATAAAATTGGTCATCTGTTTTCTCATGTGCTGCGTGTGCTGTTTCATGATTTACAACTCTAACTATGTAATCAATTATTTCTTCATCTGTGGTTTTTCCCTTTGATTTAAGATATTCATAGACATTTTTTTCGTCTATTCCTATTTCATCTGTATTAGGGTCATATTCTCCAACCCAACCTTCAGGTAGGGGTTTAAAGTCAATATCAACCTTAAGTATATTAAACCACATAATAATCAGTAATCCTTTATCATTGTCATTACGCCTCTATATACCATTTCGGGGTCTGACTTTGCTGAAACTAAATACTTAAAACAAGGTATTCCCTTTTCATTTAATTGTCTCATTCCGTACTTAAACGGTTCAAAAATATCATGCTTATCAATGCTTTGGCCCTCAACCAACGGATATTTTTCTCCCCATATATCATACTTATTAGCCCATATACCTACGGCCATAGGATAATCCGCTTCTCTTTTCTTTTTACCCGTAGGCCAAATATCTGACACAATAGTATCTACTAAAAACTTCCACGCTAATTGATGGTCTAAATTAGAAGAATTATCCAAATGCCTGTGGTCTATCATAAATATAATATACTTTACTTTACGCCTTTGCATATCCTTAGTCCATTCTTTCCAGTAAATTGCTTCTCCGCCAATATCTGCATTTCGTATAGTATGGGACTCTCCATCTATTTTTACATTTTTTCTAGAAGACCTATGGACACCTACGGTTCTTTCTTGAATAGTGGGAACTTCGCCCCTCGTTCTCAATTGATGGCTTAAGGTAGTTTTACCTACCATTGTAGCCCCATATACTCCAAAATTAATAGCGTGGACTTTTTTATAGAAGCCAATGATTGCTTCACCGACTAATATAGCAAACCCCGTCATTAAAGACATTTAATGCCCCCAAATCCCAGTAATGCGGTCAATAATCCATCCCATTATATTAATATCAAAAACACCCATAATGTTTCCTATGAGTAGTGCTGATAGTGTAGCGCAAGAACCCCAAAACCATGCTCTCATTCTCATAAAGAACATATCAGCAGAATGCGCTCTTGATTGATTATAAGCATAATCGGAGTCAGAAAAGCCTAGTAAGTCAGCAACAACCATTTAACCACCTCATTGAAGGGCGGCTAGGAACTCATTTCCTACGGTATTGTCATCTTCTTGGATTTGATTTTGATAAAAGGTAGTGCCGTATTGCTTTGCGCTTTCTCTCATCTTTTGTCGCTGTTGTTCATCTCTAGCCTTTCTTTCCCAGAATGCTGCAATTTTTCTATCTAGTAGCCACATTTCGATTCTATCGTTTAATGCTAAGTCGAACAAGGCTTTCATAACCATAATTGAACCAATCGTTCCTAGCCCAAACAGAACTGAATGCGCTAAAGGCCCATAAGGAAAACCAGTTCCAAATTGAGCATAGGCCCAAACATTTGTTCCGCTTAGTGCGCCGACAAATAAAATTGTCATAACTAATCTAGTATCTTGACTTAATGCTGGCATTTAATCACCTTAAGAGTAGTTAATGAAAACAGAAGCATCTCCATACGGACCTGTCTTGACTTCTTCATAATAAATGCCTTTAGACATTAATATGCCATGTAAGTCAAATTCTTGAGATTGGTCAGGCTGGACGGTTAAGCGACAAACTTCTTTATCAGTATTCGATGTTCCATCAAATACTTTAACGAGAATAGGTGCGCCATTATCAGCACAAGCATGAATCGAAACTAACTTGCATTTTCCTGTAAATACTTGCGTATTTGCTGTCAATAAACCGCTACTTCTACAACTGGGCATTCATAATCACTTCCGTTCAATTGCACTAGGAGGGTTGCCCCTCTTAAGTGTGTTGGTTTGCTTATTCAGTCAATGCTGATTTTTTACTCTTAGACAAGGTTTTCTTAGCCTTTGTCTTAGGAGGGAGCAAAAATACACACAAATCGTCGTGGGTTGAAAGGTCTTGACCTAATGCTCTTGATAATCTAGTGAGCCGTTTAGGAGGAATTTCACGCAATTCCTTCCTATCCGCTTCTTCAAAAGAAACATCAAGGGAGGAATCGCCCAAATAGCCCAAACATTGATTCACTGGTAAATCAGTGATTTCATTTGTTCTATCTAACAATCGTCCGTGAATAAGTAAGGTCTTAGACCTTGCTCCTTTCTTTAGTTTAATTGTTACCAATTAAATCACCTCAAAGAAGACCAAATACTCTAACTCTAACGATTCCCTCATCACCTGTTCCGCTTTGTTGGGCGGAACCAGTTGATAGAATCAATTTAACGCTTGAAGAAGATTCATAACCACCTGATGTTGAAACAACGGCTCTTGCTGAATGACCGATTTCTTCAACACCTGTAATCATAATTTGAGTGATTTGACTTAATCCTACTTGAGTAGCAGTTAAGGTAATACCGCCCTGAACATAAGCACTGATGTTAATGATTGCATCAACCATATATTCATCGCCATTTACTCTAGGCTTGGTAAAACCCTTATGGTCTGCCAAAAGTGTTACTGTATGCGTCACTTAATCACCTCAAAGAAGGTTGGTAATCTTACCTTGACCCTTAAAGTATGAACAGCCCATTTCCGCCATTGTTCGGTAAAGAGCCTTGTTTCCAAGAGAGCCGACACCGAATGGGTTTCCGTTGCTGATACCGTCTTCAAAGTATTGAGTCGGCTTCATAACAGATAGCCACAAGTGGTCTGTATCAAGGAAAAGCATGTCACTAACCAAATCAGTGTTTAATCCAGTCGAAGTCATAGCCGCAACAGGAATCATAGGAATGTCGTAGTAAGTAGAAACTCGGAATCCGACTTCACTACCCTTAACACCACGAACACCGTTCACAGTGGGAACAATTTCCTTTCGGTCCATGAAACGCTCTTGAGCCTGTAATAAGTCAGAAATCGTTTGAAGCGTATCATATCCAGTAAGAATAACCTTTGGAGAACCACCCGCAACACGGAGTCTGCGAATCATGTCATTAAGAACAGTAAGAGTCAATTGTCGTGCTTCTGCTGAAAGGTAGCCATCACCAAAAGAAACTTCTGCATCCAAATACTCGTTGCCTGAATCACTTCTTAATTTTCCGTAAAGTGTATCAACGGCTTGTCCAGTAGCACTTTTAATAAGGTTTCCACCACCATTGTCAGCAAGTTCCGTAATTTCAGCCGAGTTGGAAACAATCTTCAATAGAGAAGTATAATTTCTATCAATACCGCTTGCGCCCGCATAGTCTGTTTCGGGAGTATAAGCCTCCAAAGGAGTAACAAGCATAGCATTTTGAACTTCTGCGTGATGCTTACCCATGTCCTCTCTTAATTGCGCTCGAATATCACCGATACCGTCATCAATTTGAGCCATTTCCATAGCAAGTTCACTGAAAGCGAATTGATGTGCAACAATCTTTGGACTGGTGAACAATGTATCGTATTCAGGAGCAATTGATTGAAGACCGTCCGAATCGGAATCTAATGAAGCATTTTCAGGCACTCCACCAGTTCGGTCTGCTCTCAAAGAATCAGCACCATAAAGTGCAGTATTGAGAGCAGTGTTTGAAGCGGCAGAAATGTCCAAAAAGTTTCCACTACCACCGGCAGGTCGCTTCTTGAGGATTCTCCAACCACTTGAAGAATAAGGACGCTTTGAGATAACAGACAATGCGTTGCATTCTCGGTTTAGCATAGACCAAACCTTTTGACCGTAAATCTTGTTGTAAAGATTAGCGTTAATGCCGCTTGGTGCGCCTAATGCTCCATCGTGAGCAGTATGAATACCGCTAATTGTTCCTTGAGCCTTTAGCAATTGGTTGCTAATGCTTCCGGTTGCGCCGGTTCCGTATGTCTGTGCTTCTAAATCTGCAATTGTGTTAATGTAACTCATCTTAAACGCCTCCTACCATCTTGTGAATGTCTGACCAATCCATTTCGGCCAATTCATCCATTGTTGGGAGTTTAACAGTCGCCTCTTCTTGAGCCTTTAGAATGGTTTCCTTTTCAGCAGTTAGAGACTTTCTCAATTGAGAGAACTCGTTCTTCATAGCGGCAATTTCTGCTTGAGCATCATAGTTCGCCTTTGAGATAAGAGATTCTCTTGAAGAGGTTTCGGAAGCAAAACGGTTTTCAAATTGCTTTTGGAGATTGGTGTAGGCAAGTGCTTCAAGTTGTTCTTGACGGAAAGCCTCGTAAGCCTTCTCGATGTTTCCAACAGACAAATCTAGGGTTTCTAGTTCTTTGTTGTCGAATGACTTAACAACGGGTAAATCGCTGGCCTTTGGCTTTCCGTTGGTAATAACCACACGGTCTGCTGGTTCGCCGATTTCAACGCCAGCACCATCAAGAGTAGATAGAAGGGCTTTTCTTTCCTCATCCATGTATTCCATGCTTTCTTCGTCTTCCATCTTTTCATCCATCATGGGCATTCCCTTTTCTTCGGTTAAATCCATGTTTTCTTCATCTTCCTTACGAAGAGTATTTACCTCTTCCATAAGTGCGTCTAGTTCTGCTAATGCTTTTTCAATCTTAGTCATATTACTCATTCCTTTTGTTTTTGTTTTGTCTTGTTTTAAAATATCGAATCGTGCTTCTGGGTTAATTCCTTTTTCACAGATTGTTACCTCATGTAGTTCAAGTTTGCTAATTTCATTGTAGTCTCCTAATTCTTGGTGGTTTTTCTTTACTTTTTCTAAAGCCTGTCCTCCAATACTAAATGACCTCAATGAACCTTTTCTAATGCCTCTATTAATTTCTTTGGCTTTTTCTATATCGTCTCTTAACTTAATAACAACAAAGAATCCTACATCATCAACTTCTGTTTTCCATAGTCTTCCGCTTTTGTCTCTATATGATTTTACTACTTCCCCAACTTGAACATTAGAATGATTAGTCATTACATTTCTAAACTTTGGGTTCTCCATATATTTACTTACTGCTTCGTTAAGTGCTTTGAGTGTAATTAGGTCATTCTGTTTATCAACGATTTCAATGCTGGCATATCCCCCAATCATCAACTCGTCGCTTTTCAGAATCGTGAACTCGTTGGTTCTGTTTGACATTACCGCCGAACTCATTCTTCCTCAACTCTCCTTAGTTCATTCCAGTATATAAAGAACATTACTCGCTAGTGGGAATGGGTAATTTATTGTACCTATCTTGGTAGATATTCCACCTTCCTTCATCCCCGTCTTTGTCGGCAGGGGTTTGTTTATATCCAGTCCATGCTAGCCACATTTCTTTACCTTCTACCTTAATAACTCTAATATGTAATTTAGTCTCAAACTTATTACCTTTTAAGAAATATTCATGGTAGCCGTCTTTTTGAACGCCTAATTCTATATCTCCGGCATCAATGATTTTTCCTCGTTCAATGTTCTTTGAAACTTCTGCTGGATATTTACCAGCCGCCCCAAATAAATCAAACATCTCTTCATCATTTTCTAAATCAATAGTCCAAAACATAGATTCATCATCTACTTTAATAGCAAAAGTAATGTTATCATCTTCTCTTGAGTATAATTTGAACTGTCCTTTTCTGTAATTTTCTGGAGTTTTATATGCTTTAAGCATAGCATACTTATCCGAAAAGTCCGAACCAAAGGAATTACAACTTTCATATCTATCAAGAATTTCTTGTTCTTTGGGTGTAGAGTAATGACTAAACATTTCACTAATAAAATCATACACTTCCTCATCACAATCAAGTCTATTAATGAATTCTATTGAATCATGTAATTCATCCTCTAATGTAGCCTTATATTTTGGTAAACTATTAGCCACCCAATCTAATTCTAGAAAGTTTTCCCAAGAACCTTTTGCATCAACCCACCATTCAAGGTTTTCTCGTTTCCATTCTATATAGTCTTGTTTTAACTGTTCGCAACAATCTCCCGAAACAACAGCATCAATTTCAACTTGTGCTACATTTTGAGTCTCGTCGGGCTTTTCTTCTACTCTCATAGTAGGGTTATTCATTCTTTCTTTGAATTGTGATTCTCTAGCCATCATAGCATTCATTGATTTCTTAATATCATCTTCCTGCATAATTTTATCATCATCGGCAGATAATTTATTTTCTTTTAGAGAAATACCATCTCTTAGAGAAAACCATTCCTTAATATCTTTTTCTTTAGACTCAAGGACATCTTCATATAAAGATGGTTGCTTTTGCACTAAAAAGTTATGAATCTGCTTGGGTGTTTTATCCCCGTTCATTTTTAAATACTGAAATACAGCAACAGTTAATTCGCTTTGCTTTGATTTCATTATTTCTTCTACCTGTGCTTTCCACATATCAATATCCATAATAGCATTCTTAGACATTAAATTATTTTCTTCAAAACCATAGATAGTAAATCCGTCTAAATCGGATTTAACTATAATATTAGTTTCTCCGTGAATATGGTCTGTAAGTTTTATTCCTTTAGTTAATGCCGATTCAACACTATAATTCAAAGACTTCTTTGTATCTTTAGATAATAATTCTAGAGTGACTAATTTATCTGGGTGTTCTACTTCAGGAATCTCAATTACTTTAGCGGAGAATAAACTATATCCTTCTCCTTTCTTTTTAACCTCATCAACCTTTACTCTAATAATATCCCCAACATCAACTGATATTTTGGTGTTTAGTGCCTTGCCCACACCTAAGTATTTAGTTTTGTTTATTTCAGTAAGGCCATTCATTTCTTCTGTAATAGGCCCGACACCAACAGTATAAGAATAAAGACTGCTCTTAGTCTTTTTCTTTGCTAAAACAATAACATCCAAATCAACAAACTTTTTCCATTTAATCCATTTAGGATTCTTTTTAGTTCCTATGTAATAGGTAGAAGTAGCGTCTTTAATCACTACTCCTTCGGAAGCAGGATTATCCATCATTTCTTTAGCATACTTCTCAATATCCTTTAAATTATCTGCTTGGCGAGTATCTTTCTTTGACGGGAAAGCGATTGCTTCACCTGTTTTAGCCGAGTAGTTATTAAATAAAGTAGTCATTCTGTCTTCCAGTTCTTCATCAGTTAAGGTCTGTGCTTCATGTCTAATAATATCAAACACATGACATCTTAATTTAGCGTCTTTATATTTTCCTTTAAATACATGTGCGATAGTATCGGCTCTATGTAAAGGCTCGTCCTCATCAAAGAGAACTAATTCTGCATCAAAAATACAATCTCCGTATTCTTTTTTCTTTAATTCCTCTACTTGGGCTTCGCATTTATCAGTAATGTCCTTCTCATTATAAGAATAAATATTTACCTTACCATCTAATTTATGTAATTGGACTCTCATACCGTCAAATTTTTCTTGAACATACCAATTACCACTAAATCCTTTTAATTCATTAATATCATCAATATCAAAAATTCTATACATAGGCTTATTAGGAACAATAAAATGAGAAACAGATTTTTCTTTAATTCCTCCCTTTGATTTGGCTACTCCTTCAATATCCTTTAGGTCTTCTAGTTCTTTTTCTTCATGCTGAGAAAAGAACATTAACTCTAACATATCCATAGCAGCCTTTACTTTGGATTCAACTTTCTTTGAGTCTTTTCCATCCCCGTAATGCTCAATAATATAGAGGGCTATGTCCTCCGATTCTATGTCAAGACCCATAAGACCCTCGGTTATTGAGTCTGCTTCCATGTCTTTAATCGCTAAAACCTCTTTAGATAAGGCTTTATTGTCATTCCTAAGAGCATAATGAACGAACTTGAGCATA